GATCGCGCCACCTGGTCAAGCGTATAAGCGCCCGCCACCCATGGCACCACGTTTGCCGTAATCGCCGCCGCCGCCGCCGCCGCCTGGGCCTCACCCGCCGAGGCCGCCGCCGCTGTCGCAGATACATCCGCCGCCGCCGCATCCTCTGCGACAGCCGAGGCCGCCGCCGCCACCGCATCGGCCTGGGCCTCTGTCCAGACCGAAAGCGCCGTGTTTTCATCCCGCATCGTGACCAGCTCAGGCAGGAAGCTGTTCATATTGGCATCAAATGTTTCTGCATCCTGCCCGAGTTGCGGAATCTGCGTCACTGGCGCACTCAGCGTTGGTCTAGTCATCCGATAAATCCTTCTACATCAATTTGCCCCGTTAGGCCGTTTGGCCCCTCGATCGGCGTTGAGAAATCTTTGAACGTGCCAAAAAGCGTGGTTCCGAGCCGCTCGATCCCATCACCGCCCAGGAATAGCAATTTTGTCGCAGTCAGGTTTTGCAGGCGGCCGAGCGTGTAATCGACATTCCGTGTCGCCAGCGCAAAGCGGTAAGAGATTGCCCGCGTTGCGCGGCGTTTGGTTGACACCACATTTCCAAAATCGTCCCGCGTATCGACCGAAAAACTCCGCAGCCTGGGCGCAGTCTCATAAAGCGTCACACCCATTTTCCAGACCTTGCCAAAAAGGATCTCGCCCGCCTCGGCCGTCCCGCCGGCGTTTGCGATCGTGATCTCGATCTCGGCGTTTGCCGCATCCGCATATGTCGGGATGTGCCCAAAAATCAGCGTTCCTCGGTATTCTCGATCGCCAAAAGCCCAATCGTAAAACGTCCCGCGATTTTCAGAACGCAAAGCCGATTTTGTCTCCGAAAAGACCGGATCCACCACACCAGGCACAAAGATCTCGACCGTGACCGCCGTGCCCGACAGATCCACAAAGGCCAGCATATCCACGCGCACCCCTGGCACCACGGTATAGGTAATTTCATCGGCCGCCTGGGCCGGCGATACATTGGATTGATCAAAAGGCTTAAATTTGTTTGAGGCCGAGCGCCGGAACCACTTTGCGGCATCCGTGCCAGGCTCGGCCGTATTGGCCGCGACCAGGCTTTGAAAAATCGAGTGATCATGGATCACCACCGCGTCAAGCGCATAGGACCCCGCCGCCCAGGCCGCAAATTCATCCTCGAGGATGTTTGAGGCCGTCACCTGGGCCGGATCGATCACAAGAGGTTCTAAGATCCACATCAGGCCGCCCCTGTCAAAATATCGTTTTCGAGCGTCTCGATCCCGTCAGCCGTGCGCTTGGCATAGATCAGGGTTTGCCCGCTTGTCTCGCGCATGTGCCGGATCTCGGCCGTCATGGTCTCGATCCCCGCGATCAGCGCATCACTGCGCGCCGTGACAGCGCCGAGGTTTGATCGGTTGCGCGGATCATATGGGGCCAGCACTTCCTCGCCCCGCAACAGCGTGGCCGAGTATTCATCCGCGCGTTGCCCCGCCAGGCCGCCCGTATGATAGGCCGGCGGTGCCACCTTGCCCAAAGCCTCATCAGATCCCGCGATCAGCGCGCGGATCTCAGGCAGCGACCAGCCCCCGCTGGCCAGCTCGTTATAATAGGCCAGGCCTGGCGCATCCGGCGCGCGGCCCAAAACACTCTCATAAATCCCCGCGATCCCGCCGATCCCGCCGCCCGCCGATCCGGATCTTGCCGGATCCCGCGCCGCCGGCGCAGCCTGGAAAGAGGCGATCGCAGATGCCAAGGATTGAAATTCTGTTGAGATCCCCAAAAGCGCATTGAGCTGATCGCGCAAAAGCGCCTGGGCCGCCTCGGCCTGGCTTTGCGCCGCCTCGATCTGTTGCTCGAGCAAAGACACCGCTTGCTTGTCAGCCGATAGGGCAAAGCCGGCTGTTTTTTTCAGCTCCTCGATCACGGCCGAGGTTTTCAGGAAATCGAGGCTAAATTCCTCGAGCGTTTGGAAAGTATCCTTTGAAGGATCCGCCACCACCGACAGCGCCGCTTGCAGCGCCTCGAGATCCCCGATCGATCCCGCGCCCATAATCTCGCGCAGATAGGCCGAGGCCGCGTCCAGGGATTGCCGCTCGGCCTCCTGACTTGGAAAAATCCTGTTGCGCAAAGCCGTCTCGAGCGCCGCCGCGATCGAGCTTGACAGCGCCAGCTTTTCGCGCGCCGCCGTCAACCCATCTTGCAGCCCTTTGATCGACCCCTCAAAAGAGGCGCGCGTTGCCGCGCCCTCGCGCTCAAAGGCCGCTTGCAGATCCTCGATCGCCGCCTGGCGCGCCGCCGCCTGGGCCGCAATCACCGTATCATCGCGCGCGCCCTGCGCGCCCAGCACCGCCGCAAAACCGTCTGACAACCCAATGAGCTTGCCCACGCGATCGAGATCGCCCGCGCGCTCCGCTTGTTCAACCAGGTTCCGGAAGGCCTCTGTACTGGCCGGCATGATCACGCCCAGCTCGGCCAGCGCGGCCCCGAGATCCGCCGAGGCCCGCGTCAACCGCTCGTTGTCAGAATAAAATGCCTCATAATATCCGGAAATCGCGCTGTTCGCGCTTTCCATACTGCCAAAAAGATTGACGAAAGATTGCGCCAGCGCCGCGCCATCAAGGCTGGCATCAAGCATTTTGAAGCCCAGCATATCAAAGGCCGCGTTGACGCTATTGAGGCTCTCAATCAAACTGTAAAGCGTATCGGACGCAAGCGCGCCTTCCTTGGTCAGACCCTCCAGGCCAGGAATAAGAACCGCAAAATCATGCCCGAGCTGGTTAAATTTGGCCGTAAGCTCCGCCTGGATTTGATCCTCAGTCATACCTTTGAAACTGGACTGAAACTCATAAGTAAATTTGTCAAATGCCTCGGCACCGATGCCCAAAGCCGCCGCTGCGTCCATGATGCCCGTTTGCACGGCATTGACAGCTTTTGCCATCGCGGGGATGCCATCATCATACCCGTCAAATGCCTCAAAACTGTCTTTGCTGGAAAGGCCCCAATATTTTTTAGTGTTGATCTTTTTATAGCCCTCAATCGTCACGGCCATATTTTCGGCGGCAAAATTGATCCCCCGATCCAGCTCAGTCACTTTCTTTTTGAAAAAAGAAATTGCCGCGACCACAATCCCGATCGCCGGCAAAGCCGCGCCCAGGCTTGCGGAAAGCGCGCTAACCCCTGTCGCAGCCGCCGTTGCCGCATTTGCCGAAATGTTAAAAAGGCCCGCCGATGTAAAACCGCCCAGGCCAAGCGCCGCCTGCGCGCCCGCCGTCACACCGCCAAAAAGCCCGCTCAGGCCCGAAAGTTGACTAAGCCCGCCCAAAGGCCCGCCGCCGCCGGCCGCTTGCACAAGCGTTCCAGCCGCACCGCCGCCGCCCGAGACCGATCCGCCGATCTGCACCCCAAAAGAGCCGAGGATCTTATTGCGCGCGGCCAGCGCCACCAGTTTTGAGATCATGCCGGCAAAGCTCGAGATCACCGCTTTGGCAAACCCCTTGAAATCTTTCAGGCCGCCGGCGACAAAATCGCCAAAGGCATTGGCCGCGCCATCGATCCCGCCGATCAGAATATTTGCTTTGTCGGTGCCCAATTGCTCGGCGGTTTTGCCGGCCCCGTCCATCGCGGCCTTGAATCCCTGGGCCTGCGTTTTGGCGGCCTCGATCGCCTTGCCCGCCTTGCCCGCACTGCCCCCGCTCGATCCGCCAGATCCGCCGCCGAGATCCTCTAATTCTGTGTTGAGCTTTTTTGTGCTTTCCGCGCCTTCCTCGGCGGCCTCGTTATAGTCCGAGACCGTATCGGCCAGCTTTTCAACCGATTTGAGAGGCTTTGTCACACCATCGGCCAGCACCCCGCCGAGATCGCGCGCCATATCCGCGCCCGCGCGCAGCTCGGCCGCCGTCTCCCTGGCCGCATCCGCAAAGCCGTCCACGTTGACAAATTCCGTTGAGAAAGCGCCCGCGAAAGCCTCTTTGGCCGCGCCCGCCACATCAACCGCCGCGCCAACCTCGACCTTAAACGCGCCGAGATCCGGCGCGGGGATTGTCGGCAGTTTTACCGCGTCCAAAAGCGTATTCATCACGCTAATGACACCCGCGACCCCTGCGCCGATCGCGTCAATCAATCCGTTGACCGCCAGGCCACCGATCCGCCGGAAGGCCGCTGGCAAATTGTCCCATACCGCCACAATGGCGCGAAACGCGCCCACATAGACACTGACCACCGAATTGACCACCTCGGCGGCCGTTTGTGCAATGCCGGCCGAGGCCTCGATCACGGCGGCGCGGATCTGCCACCAGACCGCTTGCACCTGCATCCCCATCGCCGTGGCACCGAGCTGTATCCGGCCCCAGACCTCGCGCGCCACATCGGCCACCAGGCCCAAAGCCTCGCCAAAGCCGCCAGAGGCGCGCACAAGCTCCGTAAATTTTGCCACCAGATAGCCCGCGCCGATCACCATCACGCCAAACCCTGTCGCCAGCACCGCCGCTTTCAGCGCCACAAAGGCCCCCGCCAGGCTTAATGTGCCGACCTTCGCCACCACCAGCGCCGCCACATATTTGCCGCCAAGATAGGCCGTCAAAACGCCCAAAGAAGCCGACAATGTGCCGAGATTTTGCACAAAGCCATCGATCATGGCCCGCAACAGACCGCCCTCGCGCAGACTGTCCGTCATGGCCTGGGCCATGGCCCCCAAGGCCGGCACAAGCGCGCGCGCAAGCTCCTGGCCCGCGTATTGCGTAATCAGGCCTAGCCGGCCGATCTGATCGTTTGCCGCCTCGATTTTTGAGGCATCCACCGCCGAGATCTCGAGGCCATAATCGCGAATATCCGCGCGCGCCTGGCGAATAGACGCGCCGCCTTGCAGCATCAACAGCGCCATTTCACGATTGCGGATCCCAAGATCGCGCAGAATTGCCGTGGTTTCGCCAGATGATAGGCCCAAGGCCTGCACCCGATCGGCAATCGTTGCGATCTTTTCATCCGCATCAAGCCCCGACAGATCCGCCAGGGACAGCCCCAAAGCATCAAGCGCGCGCTTGCCGTTGCCGCTCTTGCCAATTGTGGCAAGCTCTCTGTTCATGGTCTGAATATCATCGGCCAGGCTTGCCAGGCTCACACCGGCCTCGCCCGCCGACAGCTCGAGCGCCTTAAAGGCCCCGATCGAGGCGTCGAGCCGGCGCGCCGATTTGGCGATATTGTCGATCTGGGCGGCACTTTTTAACGCCACCGCCGAGAGAGAGGCCCCCAGCGCCGCCGCCACGCCCGATACCGCCAGGAACTGCGACCGCATCGATTTGAGACGTTTTTGCGCCTGACTTGCGCCGCGTTCAAATTTGGCACTATCGAGGCCAAGGTTAACGCGCAGACTGCCAATAACCGAACTCATTTTTTGTCGTTCCTTTGCGCCATCAGCATAAAAAAGCCCCGCACCATTTCAGTTTGCGCCGCGTTTTCCGCCTGTGGTTTTTGAGGCGATCGGCCGGCCGGATCCGGCATTTTGCCAGGATCATGGAAAGCGTATGAAATCAGCACCGCAAGATTGTGATCTTGGCGCGCCTGGGCCTCATAAGCGCGCGCGGCCTTTTCTTGCGCGCCGCCCAAAATTAAAATGATCTCTTTTGGCACCAGCGACCAAAAGAGATCATAATCTAGGCCCTCGGCAAGCCATGGGCCTAGATAGCTGTCAACCAGGTCTAGCCCTTGGGCGGCGTGGCCGCCTTCGGCTTTCCCTGGGCGGATCCCTCCCCGATCGCGGCCGCACCGGCGGATGCCGCATCATCAGGGAAAGAGGCCGTGACGGCATCCATCATCAGCGACACCGCCTCTTGCAGACCCAGATCATCCATCAGATCGCCGGCCTGTTCTTCGGTATAGTCGCCTTTCAGGCCCGCCCAAAAAAGCCGGCGCATCCGGAATATATCTGTCGATTTGGTGTTGAGCGCGTCAACCCCCTCGATCAGCGTCTCGCCCGCCCGATCTTGATATTTACACATCGCGTTCATGGTAAACGCCAATGTGTGAGATCCATCAAGCGCCTCGAAAGAGACCGCGCCGCGCTTTTTATTGCCCATGATTAGACGCCTTTCGTCCAGGTCACATCGCCCGTTGTGCGAATTGAAATTGTCATTTCAACCGGCGCGCCGAGATCGCTGCCCTCGACAGATGGCGTCGGAAAGCCCGAGAACTCAAACACATCACCAGCGCCGGCCCCTGGGGCCGCTTTCAGCGTGGTGCGATACATCACCGGCACATCGAGCGCCTGATCTGCGACCTGTTGCTCGTATCCGGCGGCCGTATATCCACACGGCACCGAAATCACGCCAGCATCCTTCAAGCCCTTGATATATTCGCGAAAGCCGTTTGTGCTGTCCAGGCTAGTCACATCCTGGAAATCGGTCTCGACCATCGGGATGGCAAGCCCCTTGCACTCGGGGATTGCAACCCATGTTGACCCTGCATCGATCGACCGCTCGACCGCCGCGCCATAGGCGATAATTTGATTGCTCATTTTTGAGCCTCCTTAAGTTTGATAAGTTACGTTAAAATCCAAAGAGACCCGAAACGGCCGCGCCGCCTCATTTGTGCCCCCCTCGCGACCGTCACGCGATCCCGCGTGAAAGACACCTTGCACCCCGCCGCCGCTCCATCCGCTTAACGCGGCCAAAACAGCCCGAGAAAGTAGTTTTGCCGCGCCATAGGACACCGCATAACAATCCACTTGCACCCGCGCCTGGCTCACACCATCGGGCGCGCTTATGTTATAGCCATCGATCCCGCTGACCGTTTGCAGCACCAGGCCAGGCAAAGCCGCGCCCTGGGGATGTTCGCCAAAATTCACCCGCGATCCGACAAAAGCCGTCACCCCCGCCTCGGCCAAAAGCCGCGCGCGTATTAATTCTTCCATGCTGCATCCTTTGCGGATTTAACCGGCGGCCTATTTGGCCGCGCGTTTGGCCTGGCGTTTCAGGCTGCGCTCGAGATCCGCCCAAAGCTCGACCCCCAGGCGATCGAGAAGCGGCATTTTGTCCTGCTCCCAAGCCGGCCGCGCAAACGGCTGCGCGCCGTGGTTTACGTTGCCAAACTCTTGGTTCCAGGCCGCCGGATCCGGCCCTGGTCCAACAAACATCTCGACCGATGCCTTGTCAGACTGAAACATTTTCTTGTGCAGGCCGGCCTGGCGTTTGCTCAAGCGCGCCGCAACCGTGATCGAGCTTTTCAGATCATCGCCTGGGCCTGGGCCATCGGGCGCAAGATCCCGCATCAGATCGGCCATCGGTTTTGCGGCCTTTTTCAGCGCGCGGCGCAGCAATGGTTTGCCCGCCTTTTGCGGCAATTGTTCGAGCGCCTTTTC